GCCGAAAATGCTGCCGATGTTTGAGAAGTCAAATTGCGTTGCCATTTTTATTCCTTAAAACAGACCAAGCAATGCACCGAGTCCTGCACCCACGCCGCCGCTAATTGCGCCACCAGTAAGACCGGCCAACTGAGAGCCAGCCAGTGCGCCACCCAAAAGACCAGCACCAACATTTCTGCTAGTAGGGGTTGATACAGCGCCTCCCAAGTTGGCAGGGCTTGCACCCAAGCTGGACTGCACAATGCCAAGTTTTTGCAGGCCGATGTTGCGGATGGCATCAAGCTGCTGCTGCTCCAGAGCCTGACGCGCACCGCCCAAGGCCAGCACATTCTGACCGCCTTGGAGGTTTTGTCCCCGAGCGTACTGAGCCAACTGAGTCGCCTGACCAAAGCCCTGATTGCGCAAATTGGCTGACAGGTCAGCGGCTTGCTTGAGTGCAGCAGCATTGGTCAGTGAAGACTGCACACCTTGGCGTGAGCCACCAAAGGCTTTGGCTTGTGTAGCGGCCTGACGATCTCTGAGGTCTGCCATCTGGCGGCTCGACTCAATATCGCCAAGGCTGCGGTCAATGACCTCCTGCTGGTACGGATTCATAAACCCGCCAATTTCCTGACCAGTGAACGGGGTCAGGGATTGGTTGACGATCTGCTCTTCACCCGCCTGGTACAGAGGATTAAATCCGGCAAACTGCTGGACAGGCAATGCTGCCGCAACATTCTGAGCCTGACCAAAGTTTGTGAGAAACGCACTCTTGATGTCAGGATCAATTGAAGTCGTTGATACTTGGTTTCCACCTTTAGACATTTTTTTCCCCTTAGCCGAGTAAAGATTTCATTTTTTTGGCAGAAATCTTGCCATCGTTGATCATGTCCAGCAGCCCTGCGCCGTACTTCTTGACCGCTGATTTTTTGATGACATACTCGCCGATCTGCAACATGCCAGCGCCGTCATCTGGGCCTGGTGGATTCGGGCCACCAACTCGGTCAACAAGGCCGCCCATGTTGTACTGGCCTTCACCAAAACCGCCACTTGTATCGCCCGTGCCGTAGCCACCAGCCTCAGAGCCAGCGCTACTTTGGTCTGAAACGCTTTGTGCTTGCGCTGCTGCCGTATCAGCGGCCAGTGCATCCTGCATCGACTGCATGGATTGAGCGTTCATAGCAGCATTGGCAGCAGCTTCAGCCGCTGCATTCATGTCTGCAATTTCACTGGCGCGGAAGCTCTCTTTTGCGGCTTGGTATGCGGCAGGGTTGACGCCCATTGCAATCAAACTCTGGTCGCTGACAAAGCCTGGTTGCATTGCTCTTTGCAAAGCACCCAAACCTGTATATCCAAAAGCCTTTTGGCCCAATTGAGTGATGGTCGCCATCGTTGGATTTGCAGCGTAATAGGCCGCCTGTTCCGCAGGGGTCATGCTGCTCCAAGCACTAGGTGCAGCAGGCTCAGAGCCACCGCCGCCACCACCGCCACCAAAGCCAAGCTGACCAATTGCTCTTGGCGCATTGCTGTACAGATTGGGGTTGTAACCGCCTTGAAAATTATTGTAGCCACCCGACATGCTGGCGTATGGGTTTTGCAGCAGTGGCATTTGACCCATGATTCGCTGGTACGGAGTAGCACTGCTACCTTGCCCCATGATTTGCTGGTACTGATCCGGCATAGGCAATGCTTGGTTTCGCAAAAATTGACGGCGCTCAAATTCGCCAATGCCAGCAGACGGGTCAAATGTCTCAGTAATAGGCACTGAGGGTGACAGGGGCAAACTGCCAAGCAAAGTCTCAGGATACGGAGTTCCGTCCTGACGATAGGTTTGATTTACACCAGCGGCTCTTGCTAGCGCTGGGTTGCCATACACTTTCCCGTCAGGGCCATAAACAAGCTGCTGTGTAGTTACTTCACCACCTTGACTCATATCAACTCCTTTGAAAGAATAAACCACTGAGGCTCATATCCCTCGTCTTTTAAAAATGTACGCTCCCAGCCTTTACGGCCAGCAAGCGTCACCCTTGTACATCCAACAGACTTTCCCCATGCCTCAATGTGTGGCCGCATTTTCTTGAGTTCATCAAGATTGCCACCAGCAAGAAAAAAATGTAAATTTTTTAGCTTCGGATAAACAAGAATCTCTGTCACCACCGCTGAACTTTGCCCAGGCCATAACTGGTATCGATCCGACATTATCCCAGCCGCTATGTCATCGAGTGTGTGAGTCCCACCACTGTATTCTAAAGCCGCATCAATCCACTGGCGACATCGGTTGATCTCAAAAATTCTATCCATCATCGCTTGCCGCTGGCCACCGCATCCAGCCGCATCACCCCGATGCGCCAATCGGCCAGCACCGCACCCGTCACCTTGACATTGACTTGCCGCGCCATAAACCGGACATCCGTAGGGTTGGCCGCCGTGTATGGCCCAAAGGTGGACTGAGCGCCCGTGGGGTAATTGCGGGTCTTGAATGAAACCACCGCCTCGCCAAGTGTTTGCTCATCTGGGACAACTTGCCGCACAGACATCAGGTTGTCGCCGTTGCCAAGCTGCACTGGCCCAGACTCAGCGTAGACGCTGGCGCTGTCGTAGGCAAAGCCGACCTCATGCTCGTAGATGTAGCCATCAGATGACACCAGCAGCGGGTTGGTGAACACACCCGCATCAGTGCCGGCGGTACGGGCCAATGAGCCTATGTTCCAGTGGTTTTCGCGGTAGTTGTAGGTGACATAGCTGTCATTCTCATTGCTGCCGCTGCTCGGGTAATACCACCAGATCTCACCAAACTGGCTGTTGTGGACAGCGTAGACCTTGGATGCTTGGTTGTAGTTGATGTTGTTAAAAACATAATCTGAGACTTCGCAAGGCAGGGGCTTGACATATCCGTCATAAGTCCAGAAACCCGACTTGCTCATCCAGATGGCCGCCGTGTCGATGGCCGCCACTGCTTGGGCTGAGATCAGGCCGCAGCCAGATCCGGCCTTCTCAAAGCCATAGACAAATGGTGCGCCAATGTACGATGCCGTGTGTACATCCACATCAGTGAACAGCAGGTTGACGCCCTTGACACGCTTGCCGGCCAGCAGAGTGCCAGGTGTAGCCAACTCAAAATCACCAGCCTGATTGGTGGCCGCAGGCGTCCAGACCGTATTGTCCTCTTGGTCGCACCACTGCACCTTGCGGGGATTGCCGCCAGCGCCAAGGGCAAACAGGATGCGCTCGGCAGTAACTAAAAGAGCCTTGTTGCCCGTTGGCGCGTTGGTGATGGCCGCTGCCAGTGTCGGCGTTGTAAAGCCAAGCTGCCACTCGTACAGCTTGCCATCAGCGCTTGAACAGGCCACCAGATACTCGCCCCATGTATCCAAGCTCCATGTGGTGGCCGGAATCAGCCCACCCAAGTCAGGTCGAGCCACGCCATAGGCGTATGTGCCATAAGTGCCGTAGCCGTAGCCGGTCTTGATCGTGGCATCGGCAATGCCGGCAGTGATGCTGGTTGGTGTGATTTCCTTGAGTGTCCCCGCCTCGTTCATGGCGTAGAGCTTGGATTGCGTGCCGGCGGCAATAAATCGCTCTCCACTGTTGTTGCGCCAAGTGATGAAACCCCTGCACAGACCAGTCATCTGGCTTGCCGATCGCTTCCTCCAGCCGCCCACTGGCCGCAAGGTGTTCTCGTACCAGCGCACCAAATTCGCGTCATACCAGCGGCCTGCTGCTTGGTACTCCGTGCCGTTCCTGTAAATGCCTGGTGGTAGTTTTAGTGGGATGTACATGGCTATATTGTCGGTAGGTTGGACACAAAGCTCATCGTGACGATGGCCGATGGCACTGCTGGCCGTGTGGGGCTGGCGCTGGCAGCGTACTGCTCAATTTGAACACCGATGTCGGTTGGCCTCCACATGATCTCCACATAATCAGTCGCATTCAAGCTCACAAAGTAATTTATGGCCGCAATGATGTGATACGGATCTCCAGCGCCTTTTCTGGGCGCAAAGCCAAATCTGCTGTTTGAATTGGCCACATTTGTGCCATTGACCCGAAACCAGACATCCACATCCTGAGACGAATTTGTCGTATTTGTAAACTGAATGGAAAACTGCAAGTTCCAGATTCCGCTGTCGGCCACTGTGATTCGACTGTTGCTGGCTATTGTCACGCCATTGCTAAAGTCTGTCGTGTTGAATGTGACGGCATAGGCCGTGGTGGTGTTGGCCGCCGTCTGGTCGGTTGAGTCCTGAAACGCCCCGTGCGGATTGTTCATAAACTTGCCGCCCCTTGGCCCAAACAGTGAGCCAAGGACGGAAGTCAGTTTTCTGGAAAAAATGTTGAGTGCGCCATTGTTCTCGTTCAAGTTCCGGCGGTCATACACCTCTGATGGATAACCCAGACTCGGTAGTGAAGGCGTCTCTAATTGTTGCTTGACATTGGCCATGACATGATTATTCCACTTTTGTCATGTCAGCGCGGCTTTGCTGACCCCGTTAAACGGCCATATACAGCCCAATGTTGGCTGCGGCATATCCGGCATAGACAATCCCCATCGGAATGTTGCCCTTGTAAAACTGCTCTACGGCAATGCCGGCGTAGATCACCGTGACCAGGATGATCAGCCAGCCACTCATAGGCCAGAGACATCAATGACTTCGCCACGAAACTCTACGCAACCATTGCCAAAGTCGTGGACAAGTTCCGGCCATAAAAGCTGGCCGTTAAAGAAGGTCAGGATGGCAAAGCCACTGCGCCAGTTTGTGGGGTTGTCTTCCAGATAATCGACAAACTGTGGGCCTAATGGGTCGGCCAGCGTGCCGGTGTCAACCCCGAATCGGTTGCCGTTGTAGTCTGCATATGGCGTCACTTTCAGACTGTGCAAGTGGCCGGTGACAATACTTTTGCCAGATCCCACAGTATTGTTGTGCGTGGCGTGGATGCCGCCCTTGTACCTGTGCTTGACGCACACATCCTCAGTCGGCCAGCAAGCCCAGCAGGACAACCAAGCTGGAAAGTGATCTCTAAGTGAAAACCCCTTGACCCCTTCAAACTCATGGGCATTGGCGGCAAGGCGGCTTTCAAACCTTGCATCATGGTTGCCCATCGTCCAGATCAGCTTGGCCCGTCCAGCGTCCTCCTCGATCTCGCCCAAGCTGGCCTCGCAGGCTTTGAGTTCTTGGATGATGCTGGGCTTTGAATCAAACAAGATTCTTGGGTGGCGGCTGATGGACGCACCATCAAACGCATCGCCGTTGTTGATGATCGCCTTTGGCTTGAATTCGCGTATTGCCCACAGCAGCCCCTTGAAGGCCGTGGTGCGGATGCCAGGCCAGAAGTGCGCATCGCTGAACACAATGACCACGCCGTTCTCAATGCCAAGTTGATGACGGGTTGCGTGATTATGGGCGGTCTGCAAGTGCGTGAATCGGCTGCCTCGGCTTTTATCCTCTGCAACAAGTTGGATTTTGTACCTTTTCTCAATTGATCTGCGCCGCTGGTGAACGCCGGACATATCAACATGAACCAACTTGGCTATTTTTGAGGCAGAGCCTAGCGTCTTCCAAAGCTCAATAAACTCAGCGTCAGTAACTTTTGGTGCAGGCATTTCATTCTTTCGTCAGAATGCGCTCAAGCACATTGATTATTCGGTGTTCGGCTGCTTCAATTTGCTCTGCTGATGAGCCTCTGTCGGTTGCGGTTTCAATTAAATCGTGCATCAAGACATGCAGACACTCATGCAGCGCTGTCTTTTTCAGGGTCTGTGGCGTGATCTTCTCAGCGCCAAAGTCGCCAATTCGGTAAGTCGCCAGCCGCGCCGGCTGGTTAAATTCAACAGACGCCATTGCGCCCTTGGCCGGCTTTGACCCGCGCTCGATGCGCCAATCACCAAGAGACAACTCCTCCTGCCAGTGAATCATGCACTGGTCGAACAAAAGCGCTTGCTCAGCGCTAGGCATGTTCTTTACGGGGTTTCTCATGGTCGCCCTTGTTTGTGCAACCTGCGGAGCATACCGCCGTCTTGTGACCG